CCCATGTTTTCAATAATGTCGGTGGTGTCTTCGGCGGTCAACCCGAACGATGCCATGATATTTGTGGTCAGGTCGGCCATTAATGCGAGGTCTTCTTGCCCGGCGGCTGCGCCCTTCATAATCGGTTCAAGCGCGACCATCGCATCCTCAACCGACATACCAGCAGTCAGCATCTGGAGCATGGCATCTGCTGCGTTCTGCGAGCTGAACACGGTTTTTGCGCCCATCTCTTTTGCCAGATCACCGACTGCCGTTAACGCCTCTCCGGTCAACCCTGTCCTGGCAGAGATAGCGTTCATCGCCGTATCAAACTTCATCGCCGTATTCAACCCGACAGCGCCGAACGCCAACAAAGGTGCAGTCGCCAATGTCAGTTGTGTGCCGACTCCTGAGATATTGCTTCCCAGGCGCTGCATGTTCCCGCCAATACGTCCGGTCAGAGAATCAAACTGACGCTGCGCCTGATTGACAGCAGCGTTTATTCCTGACGAATCAACTGTAATGGTTCCATGCGCGTTACCGAGGTTGAACCCGGACATGATTTCACTCCGCTTGTTTTTCTGAGTGTGGGACAACCTTCACCCTTGCCCCGCGACGGTTTATGAAATCAGCCAATTTCACAGGTTTTGGAAGCAGGTTAAGTGCCTGCTCAGGTGTGTATTTCGGTTTCCCATTCTCATCGTATTGATTCAGCTTGTTATCTACCCGACTGCCAAAATGGAAGACGGCGTTATCAAATTGCCAGCGCACCCAGGCATGTTCAAAGCCAAGCAGGTCACTCGGCAACTGTCCGAACGTCTTCGCCTGTTTGTATATCATCCATATCCGCATCCTGTCCTGGACGAAACCTTTGTGCGGTAGCCAACTCCATCGTGTTCATCAGTTGCTCGAATATCGGGACAACTTCTTGTTGGAAGTCCATATCTGAAAAAAGGATTTCGCCGTTGTCATAATCTGGTTCACTATTAACGATGGCTGGTGACACCATAACGGCTATGACAACATTCTTGACAAACGGGATGAGAGTAGGTGCATCTTTGAAATCAAACTCGGTCTGCCCTTTGCTGGCGGCGACTTCGAGTAACTGTGCCACTTCCGGGGTCAGGATGTCGGGGACATCCCCTGTCTGGCTGCTCATGACAAGGGTCTGCATATCGACATCTCTGACCTCGACGACTTTGCCCGTCGGCAATTCGATGAAAAGCGTCTTTGGCTTCCACGCACTTGCTGGCGTTGCCTTTAGCGTGTTCTTTCCGTTTTTCTTACTCATCTATGCCCTCACTATGCAAAGAAAGCGGCCACTGCGGCAGCATCAGCCGGTGTTGTCCAATCGGTTTCATCTTCATATGCTTCGATGAATTCCAGGTCGTCACCCTGCGGGAAACTGTAACCGGATGCTTCGCTGACGACATACTTGTTACTCTCGCCGTCGGCAGTGATCGCCGGGATGTTCTCAAGCTGAATGGCCTCATGCCCGACAATCAGAATGCCGGCATCATCTGTCACGACTTCTCCGATAACGGCAAAATGCGGCATATTCTTGCCTGCCTGTGGGCGTATCTGGTTCATCTCGTTGGGAGTCGAACCGGATAAATTGCTTGTTGAGCCAGTCATAATGACAAATGCTGTCCAATCCAGCCCGCCCCCTTTGAGGCTGACCTTGCAACCCACCGGCACGCTCAGACCGCGAACGTTCTTGCCGTAGCCGCGCATTTTATCGGTGTCATGTTCCGGCTCGGATGTGAACATCTGACCATCTGCCCAGGTCACAGGTGTCCCAAAGGTGCCATCCAGGTTATTCAGGGCGATTGTCAGCTTTTGTAGCGTATAGGGAGTTTCCCCGTATCCACGAACTGTCATTGTTAGTTCTCCTTCATGATGTAATCCACATAAAACTTGCAACCACCAGCCGCCGCACCACCGATTTCTTTGGCAAAGAAATCATGAATATCGGGCAACTTGTGGTACATACAGATACCGGCATCGTCGGATTGGACCCGTGTCCGGTGTAAAATCGTTTTGATACGCCTCTTTGCCTGTTCGATGAGGTCGTATCCTTTTTGCTGATAGATATAGATTTCAACAGTGCGCCGCTCCGTCTGTGTATCAATGTTGATCTCAGTCGGTACAGCAGCACGCCATCTGAGCACAGAAAATGGGATGATGATGACACCGTCATTGGGCACATCGTCGATACTCCATTCCGACGGCAGCGAATCAGCATCCACAAACCCGCCAGTCAGCAACGTGCTGAGGGTGGAATCTGCGTTCAGAAAATTGCGTAGTGCCTCGCGCATATCAGCCATCTATCTCTCCAAATAAAAATGGCGAAAGACACCTCAAATGGGTTATTCTTTCGCCATGGCCATAGCATTTCTTTATCGAGCACCCAACCCTACCGCGCAGCGTTGTTTGCATTGTGATTTGTGGACATATACTCCACCGCGTAGAGCAGACACCCGAAACTATCCCCACCTCGCAGGAACAGTTATATGTAGAATTATAGCACAGAAGTTCTATATTTGCAAACGGTTATTAGGTAATCAGTTTTTGTAAAAGTGACCGTTTTGAGGTAAAATAGGGGCATCGAAAATGTTGCGCCCCAGAGCGCGTGAACACTCTGGGGCGGTGGCAACCATAGTCCAACTAAGGAGAATTGTTACCATGAGTAATCATACCAAAGATTCTGTTCAGATTCCAGCAAAGAAGAGTGAACGGCAACAGTTGCAGTCGTTCATGGCCGGAGAAGGTATACCGAAGGTGGCTTCTGCCATCAAAGCGATTGCCAGGGACTACGCCCGCCAATGTTCCGGCGACGATAGCCCCGATCCCTTTGACATTGATGAAGCAGCCAATAAAATAATAGGAGAGATTGTCTCGTTTTTGTGGTTGTGCAGTCCGAATTTCACGGATGCGCCGTTGCTTCATTTCCGGCAGTTGACGGAAGAGCACATGAAATCCTGGTGGGGAGGCAAATAAATGCAGATACCAGAAGGCTACAAACGCTGTAGCAAAAAGGATAAATGCGTTCACCCAGACGGGCCAATACTCCCTGCCACACCTGAATACTTTCATCGTAGCAAAGGGAGTAAAGACGGTTTAGATTATCCCTGCCGTCAATGTGCAAGCTATGCTAGGAAAACAAGAATAAAATCTACCCCCTGCCCTGTCTGTGGCGGGGGCGTGCCTTCCGCCAATGGTAAATATTGCAGTAATAAGTGCCAGGGCATCGCTTTCAAAGGCGTTGAGAGGCCGGTTATGAAAGGGCACATCCCCTGGAGTGCCGGGCTAACTGCCGAAGATGATAAAAGGATAGCAGATATTGCCCGCCAAAAACACAAAAACGTAGTTGACCGTGACACATTGCAAAAGTTGTATGTAGAACAAGGATTATCCCTTAAAGCAATTGGAAAACGTTATGGGGTGTCGAAAGCCCCTATAAAGAGGCTCGTTAAGAAGTACGGTTTGGAACGCCCCACCCTCCCTCGTGATAGTCTGACCAAAGACATCGTCCGTGAGCTTTACGAAGCCGGGCATAACTATGTCGAAATCGCAAAAATGTATGATTGTTCACAATGGATTGTTAATCAACTTGGATTATCTGCTGGTGTTAAGGGGCGCTTTATCCACAATAAAGCAGGTGTCGATCCCAACCCCGGAGAACTCTATGACAGGTATTGGAATGAGTGGTTGAATTACGAACAAATAGCAGAACATTTTAGCGTAGATATGACAACAATCCCCTATTGGTTAAAGAAGTTCAATATCCCAAGACGTACTCCAACAGAGACACGTCGCGGGCCTAATTGGAAACCACCTGACACTCAGACTGTCGTACATCTGTACCAGGCGGAAATGTTAAGCATGAAATCCATTGGAGAAATGGTTGGCGAAGGGAGAGGGCTTATCAAGTCAATATTGGTAAATGAAGGTATTGAAATCCGGCGTTCAGGTTATCCAAATGTCAGCCATTATACATCCGATGATGGTCACAATGTAAAAAGCGGGTTGGAACTTCAGGTTGATAATTGGCTTTGCGAAAATGAAATCCCTCATATCTATGAGCCTCAGATTGCAGATACACTATACAAAGCCGATTTTCTGGTTGGCGACATTTTTATTGAAGTCTGGGGGTTAGTGGGCAATAAACGTTATGACAAAAAACGAAAGAAGAAACTTTCGGCATATGAGAAACACGGGTTAAGCCTGATCTCCGTATATCCAGACGATTTTCCAAAATTGAAGGTGTTGGAGGTTCTTCTTGTATAGCATTATGGTGGCGTATCGGTGCAATCCCGGTGCGCCACTATTTGAACATCGCTTGAAATTCCCTTTTCATTTCCGGTAGCAGAGCTTCCAACGTGGGTCCAATTATACTATAGGCTCCCGCCCAGGAATTTTCTAATTTTTCCCCGTATTCCATCCCGTGCGACAATACGATGACAATTATGTCAGCAATCTGCTCCGGCGAAGGATACTCGACGGCATCCTCAGCATTGAACGTTTCCGGCACATCCTCGTCCAGATACGCCCTCAGTGCCTGGCGTGCATTCGCCGTCCTGTCTGTCCACGGCGCATTCTTTTTGGCATGAGTTTCCAGCCTCGGCACCCAGGACAGAGCAAACTCCCTTGCCTTATCCTGCACTCGCCGACCATACTCAGCGATATTGCGCTTCACCTGCTCATCACCCTGCCATGAAACCCGCGTACTTGAATAATCAGCCATTATTGCAGCACCTCACATCTCGCCTGAATCTCGCCGATCAGCGTATGATCGACACTGATAACTTGATAACGCTCTCCCTCCAGGGCAAACTTGTCGCCACGCTCAATATCCAGGTCGGTTATCGTCGGATGCCCCTGCACACCGAATACGGTCACACCACGAACAGTGGTCGTTGCCCCTGCCCCACTGACCTCGCGTTGGGCAATGCTGTATTCAACTCGCACCGTCTGCTCTGCCAGATAAGGTGGCGTATCATTCCGCAATATCATGATCGTTGACGGCTTATCACTGATGCGTCGCCATGCGTCTTTCGCTCTCTGCGCTGCACTATCCATAGCGAGTTCTCCTGAAACTGTCTTTTACAGACTTTTCAATCAATGAAGAGAAAATATCTTCCTTGACCAGTGCAGAACAGATATAGCAAAGAATAAGCATTTGTGTTCTTTCAGAGTCCAAAAAAACAACCATGCCGTCATTACTCATTGCGGCAGCCCAACCGCCTTCATTCGCTTCAAGATGCGGGCAAGTTATGTATCTGACATCAAGCATTCGGCCACTCCTGTTCTCTGGTCGGTGTCTTTTTGGGAACACCCCAACGCACCGCAGGCAACGTCGGATTTTCATCATCAAGCACTTCACCCAACTGCGCGGAATAGATTTTAATCATCTTTTCCCAGTTCTTTAT